GTGGCGAAACAACTAGACATCACCTATTAGCTTAAACCAAAGCTATTTGGGATGTATTTGTTGCTTCACACTGGTCCCGGAGATGGATACACTTACGTCTCCCTCGGGTGGGCTTTTAGTCCCACCCCGTAGCCCTTAAAATGGGCAACGCAACCTGAGCTTTATGCCGACGGCATCAGGACGTCCTTGACGTTCTAAGTGCCTTTCATCGGCGTAGGGCAAATCCCCACGCTTAAGAAAGTACTTAAGCAGGGCCCATTCGTCTCCCAAGTGTGAAGTCGGGATTCGAGTTCGGACAACTACACCCTTAACCAAGGGGTGCTGGAGGTTCGAATCAAACTTTTCCTCAGAATAACCGAGGGCAGTTTGACGGCCCAACACAGGAGAAGAACTGAGTACGTTGGGGAAGGGTACCAAACCTTCCACAATCGTATCCAGATATCCCGCAACTCCCCAGTATCCAGACCAGTAGGCCTGGTTACGAAGGGAGATCAGCGAGATAATCTCCTGGAAGTCTGTCCGACATTCAGGGAATACGCGACGAACACGATATATAGAAACATCGTGTCCATCATAGTACTCCTTGCCACAACTCTCTCTGAACTTTCCAGTCCAGAAAGATTTGTTATGGTTCACTTTGAAGCCAAAAAGCTCCAGAGCGGAAATGACGGATGGCACAATTTCTATGGGGACGACAATGTCGTCACCATAGACACGCACCCGACCCTTCAAAGACCTAATGTCTTTGAAGGTAAGGTGCCTGCCGAGCGATGACTCTAACCCGTAGAAGATACACGTCAAAAAGACGCATTCTTCCATAGGAAAGGTCAAAGCTGATCCCATAGACGCGAACTTGGTAAGGGTATGAATACCCAAACCAGGAACGTCTGCTCTAGTGGATCTGCAGGCTTCAACCGCCTCAGAGAGGTGGGGGAAGCGATGCAGAAGACGCTGTACGAGCAGAAGGGAGACACGGTCGGAAGCTTCACTCAAATCGAGTGTAGCCAGTTGTTCGTCCTCAGTTCGAGAACGAGAACCGACACAGGCTAAACGCTGGTTAGGCGTTTGATCTGTGAAACCGATCATGTCCTGAATCAGAAAATCTGATTCAAGACAATCAACCATCACCTCTAACAGCCCCTGTTGCATATATTGCATGCAGGTAGGTTCGATAGCGATGATGCGAGGTGCCTTCGCTGTTTTAGGAACCGAAACGACCCTGACGGGCCGTTCGGTTTCGGGATCCAGCCATTGCAACTCGTCCAGGCTTTGGTGATACCGATAGCTAGGAATCAAGTTTTCCATTGCTGGAAAAATCGATTCAAGCCTCTCGGTCCACTCACTTTGGGTGAACTTCGCGTTTCCGCGAAGTTTATCCGCAGTTGAGCCTGGACCATGCTTAGGGACTATTTCCCCATTAAAGACCTTACGGTCTAGGATGGAGAATATGTCCTGAAAAAGCATGGAACTGATTCGCTCAAAATCCCTTAAGGTTTGGGGATGAAGAGTAGAAACAGTATCTTGCAGTGACTGTTCACACTCAACGTAGTCGAGAAAGGCACGCTCCTCCCGTGTATTGCTACACGGAAGGAGCACCTTGCTAAAAGACAACGTAAGTTGCCTAATAGCTTGGATTGCCTCTATCGACGGATCGTCGAGCAGCAGGCCACCATTGCGCTCGAACACGAGCTGAAGGAAATTCCGTAGAAATACGGGAAATCCTGATTGAGCCCCACAAAGGGACTTCAATCCATCAGTAACCCGTCCTAGGTCAAGCGATCTCTCGAAAGCTTTGCCTATTTCGGGAAGGGAAAGAGTTAACAACTCAATCCCCTCATGTTCAAAACGTTTCTTGATTCGTTTAGAATCAAGAACGGCGCTTGTGCGGCACTGAACAGCGGCGTCAGCCGCCATTCTCTGCCAAAGCAACATCAGGCTTTTCATCCCTCCTCCTTTCAATAAGGAGAATATGGATCCTGAGCCTTGTTGCGATCGACAATCCAAAAATCTGAGTTAGGGAAACGGAATGCAACCAACATGCGGAGTTACATCAGGGTAGACCACAGTCACCAAAATGGTGATGCAGGCTACAATGATGCTTCCGTATGAAAAGGCTGCCTTCTTGGTAACAGTCCCTTGTGGGGGCTGCTGGTATCCTGCCCTTTTACAGGTAGGACACCTTCCCTTTCGAAACCTCAGATCTCACCTTGGAGCACGCGGAGGTCATAGTCCGGCGTACCGGCTGCAAGAAATGCAGTCAGTAGCTGGCCTAGGGCCTGGCACTCTGCGGCGCTGACTCCCAACTTCGGAGCATCGAAGACGGCATAAGCCGACCACGAATACTCCTGGTTGACAGCAGCGTCGAAGGGATTCGCAGCAACCTTCTTTCGGTTGAAGCGAATCGAAGTGCGGTTCCGCGCGTTCGCCTGATGCGAAATCGTGAGCTCATCGAGCCCGTTCGCGGTGCGATACTTCGACGAATTTTCGCCGAACGCAACACGAGCGAGGTCGTAAGTCACGGCCGCAACAGTGATGGTGGGGATTGGATCGGGTAGGGCCATAGTTGCTTCACAGTTCTGGTAGCTTGGAATTTCCAAGCTACCGGGTAGTGACAGCAATTATCCAAGGATATGGATAAGTGCTATACTCAACGCAGGAAGCGATTAACGCCTAATGCGGAGAGTATTGACCATTGTCTGGGTGTGAATCCAGACTCACTTAGGCCAAATCCAAACGGTGTTGCTTTCCTGCGGCGCTGATAAACAGCACCGCGAGACGTCGAAATGGCGTCTGGAAAGTAGTAGTGACCGTAAGTGGTGTCTTGCGACCCCAAAACGGCTCCTACTACCTTGGAATCGGTACGGAATTCACAACGTTCCATAACGTAACCCCAAGGCATCACAAGGCCATCCCTGGCAAATGCTGAGACGTTGTGTAAAACATCGCCAGCATTTGTGATCCAGTCAGCAGCCCAGGAGTATGGGAGCAGGTTCCAAGCTGTATCGACGGAAAGTCCGCCGAAGAGATGTCGCATTTCTGCTTCTTCTCTAGTCAGCCTGGACGCGAAATCACGACTACTTGGTAAGTAGTATGTGAAGGCGCCGCTATACCAAGTCTGTTTAGACCTGGTTGTCACGTCTGTTCTCACACCTGGCCAGCCTCCATAAACAGGTCTAAGACAGGGACTGAGGTTTGAACCCTCAGGCCCCCTTAGATACACTGCGAATCCACCGTTGGTGGACCACTCGTTAGTGGTGGAGTCTGAAGCCAGAGGAAACTCGTACCGACGTCTGATCAGTTTGCCTGCTCGTCGGGAGTACTCATCAATGAGCTCTTTCGCTCGTTGAGTTGCACGCCCGAAAGCTTGCATATCCCTAATGAAAGGAGCAATTCCGAAAGTATAGTTGAGATACTCACCAGATATTTCATCTGGTGAAATCCTTCTACGCTTAAGGAATTGACTTCCAATTGCTCTCGGGAGCCCCTCATTGAGGAGTTCTCCAAGAGCAGTAGGGAGATCAGATATCGGATTGGTGGGTAACACCTTTGATATCGCGGTAGCACCGAGACCGAGTAAATCGGTTTCGTCACTAGCCCCGAAATCCATCAGCCGGAAATCATCCGAGCCGAAGTAATCAGAGGTGTGAATCATCACAGGTCCTCTGTATCCGCGGATCGTTCCAAAAGTATTGGAACGTGCATCCACGTATGCAGAAGATGGTTGAAAGTAACTCTTGAAAGCGGTCCAAGATGAACCGCGATCACCAATAGCGCCTTTTGGGCGCGATTGCCAGTGATTATTCTGGGAATCATTTTCGAACCATCCAGTCACATACACGGGGTTGTCGACGGGCAGCCATTGGCCGCTCTTCCACTCCCGTGCTTCGTCTATCACCAAGGGTTGTTTCCCATCAAACTGGGTCCCTCCCCAAGATGTATATAGACGAACGGCTGAACCTGACAAGTTTCTTTCCTTTCGTTTGGTTGCACTCGATTGTCGAGCACAAAGCAGAGGCCCCGAAAGGGCCACGTTTGATGATACTTTCAATCCTCCACACAGGTCATCACCCAGTTTTTCAACACTGGTGTGTTCGGACTCCATGGGGTATTACCCCCACTTCATCCTGCCCATGCGTAGATCACGTGGTTTCGCGTCTACGGCCGAC